CCTCGCCATTTGGAGCATCTCTTACGAAGAGAACAGCATCATCCCCCTGATACCTAGCATCGATGATCTCGCAACCCAGATCTTCTGCGATGACTTCAGCCTCAGCTCTATTCAACAATGTATCTACCAGACCTGTCCAGGCATGTCCGCTGGGAACACCGCGTTTCCACGGTACAGATTTTTGGTTTTCCTTTCCTTTGTTGAAGGTTGCTATGGCATTGTCAAAAGCGTAAAGTTCTACATCACGTATTTCTTTGAGCTGTTCGACCAACTCGGGTCGCGCGGCAGCAATTGCTCCCTCGAAGACCGCTGCTATGGCATAGCGGACAGCTTCTTTCGTCTGAGACATATCAAATTTGCTTTGATCCAGCGAGATTGCCCAGATGTCAGGATCCTTGTTCCAGTAGGCCATCTTCTCTCTAGATTCTAACCTCCGTGAGGGCGACAATCCTAATGATGTCCACAAACTGTTACCGTTGTAGTCTCCTATCATCACTTTTGTCACATATGAACACCGCCGAAAAGACCTGGAATCTGTAGAGATGATTCCCCTGCTTCGCGCAGGCTCATCAGTCTTCAGAAAAGGGAAAAGCAACATTGGTGTCTTTTCGAGTGCCGACTCGACTAGTTCCTCTGCTGTCCGCCCAAGGTTGCTGGCAAACTTGCCTCTCAACTTCCTTTTCCTCCACATCTTCTTGTCACTGACCTCAGCCTCCGAATAGATTTCTTTCGATGGCAAAGGCGTATCTTTGTTCTTTAGAACCACCACTGCTGGCGTGCCCTCTGTACTGGCTCCTGACCCCGTCCAGGCATCTCTGAACTCCATAAACTGTGAAAACGTTATCTGGTCTGTTCCCGCTCTGAAACCTATGTTTGCCACTGCGGCATCCACTTTTCTTTCCATCCTCTTCGTCCATTTCAGCTTACGTCCATCTGCATCCGAGATTTCATGAATCATCTCTTCGTATATTTCCGCTCTATTTGGCTCGCAATCGTATCCTCCCAACACTTTAAGATCCGCTAGATAGCTCCATGTGCCGTGACCGCTTAGGATGTTCTTCTTTATCGCGCGTGCCGAAAGTCGCTTCAGCGCACCTATCCAGCACGTTTCACAGCAGTCCGAATGTGGTCTCAATATTGAAAGAATGTCACCATACATGTTGTCGGGTAGAAAACCCGCAAACTTCTTTAGTATTTTTGCCCACTTGTTGCCGAACTGCTTGTTCATTTTAGCCCCCAACTTTGCTTTCTGTGTCGGATTCTTCCGATCTCTCCACAATGTTTCATCAAGTTTTGTGAAAGTCAACTCCCTAATACGGGGCGACTCGCACTTACAAACGCGCACCTCAACAACACTGAACCAATGGTTCAGAGGTTTGGATGCGCAATCCCAAGTCTGCAAACGCACGTTCACATTCTCGGGATTGACCGCCTCAGGGTTGAATCTACAACTCCTACCCCCTCGGCAGAGACCAGGCTCGCAACTTTGCGTAGCATGGCCTCGAGTTTTTGAGAACTTCTTGTTCCGCGGTTGTTCTCCGTTCCCCGCGCTCGGTACCACCAAAAGATTGGAAGGCAACTGTTTACTTGTTCCGTTTCCGGACTCCCATATAGTTATCTTCTTATCTCCGCGGCTCCTCGAGTTTACTCCAATCCCACAGCAACACCACTACCATCCGCCGCACCGCTTACGCGGGCG